CCCATGCCAGCGCATCGGTGGGCGTCGCTCGCGTCCTGCGCGGAAAAACTCTTAGTGTAGTAGCCATAAAAAACACACGTCTAACCAATCGACGAAGGCGACGGAATACCGCGCCTTGTCTCACGTGTTGTGTCAAACTCGCGGAATCTCTCTGGCGATGTCCGCAACCTGTTTGCCCCAATCAATGCACCGCGCTTCAACGCGGCGGCACAAGTCGATATAGGCTTTGCGCTCTTTCTTCGGCGTCGTGCGGTGAAAAGAACGCTGGTCTTCTTCTGTCGGAAGATTCATCCCCATAACCATTTGTCCAGACAGCTTAAACAGCCGATCATGGACACAACCAATCCGCTCAGGTGACGGCGTGCCATCCTTCGATCCGTTCTGTTGCGTGCTCACGTCTTCACCTCCCAAGCGTCAATTTGATTGTGCTCATCGAGAAACGTCCGAGCGGGACAGGTTCGATCCTTGAAAAAAGCGCAGTCGTAAAACGGCTCTCCGTTTCGCTCTGTCATGCAAGGCCCGCCCACCTGCTGGCATATTCGTATCATTCCGCGCGCCATGCGGAACGCGTCTTTGATGTCTTTTGATGGGTCTGTCATGGCTAGTCCATCCACTTTCCGACCGTGCGCAGGAACGCCTCGGCGCATAGCCACATTGATCTCTCTGTCTGTCATTGAGCCGCCTCCTTACTAGCGTTCACATCCACCAACCGCATGCGGATTGCCGCAAGACCCAAAAGCACAGCGTCCGCCTCATCGTCTGACACTTCGATTCCGAACCGATCCTTGACAAGAGATTTAGACAACTCTTTCTTTCTCTCTCTGGTTGCCGGCCACGAAACGCCGAACTCTTCCTTGATGACGCGCCGCCATTCTGAGACGTTCACAACGTGGAATGAAACACAATTTCCACAAAACGAGTAATAGTCACAAACAGCGTCAACATAACCCCTGATTCCGGCCTGTGACTTTATAGCAGTAGTAAAGCGTCCGCAACCCTCTTCCGTCACAACGGCAGATTGACCGTGAAGAGCGAAGCACCATGCGGCCCATCGGCAGGTGAACACATCATCACCGACGGAGTATTTTCCTTTCGCTCCGACCTTGCGCAAAACATCTGTTCGCAGAAGCTTGCCATCTTCCCAATATGCGACACCCGACCTGTTTGAAGGATCGATAGAGCACCATTTCATTGCTGACCTCGCCTGATTTTAACAGTCTCCGACATTGCTTGGTTGCTTTGCCGGAGACGTTGCCAAAATTGCTTTTCGTTACTCGCCGATCATTGACTCAGCTGTTGCCGTCTTCTTGATTCCCCATGAGATTTTAGCAACAACCTTGTTATCAAGCGGCAGAATGTCCGCCTTTATTGCGACGGAAAACTTGAGCTTTTTATCCTCGTCCTCCGACGCCTGTTGAACGAAACTATCGGCCATGTCGCGGATAATCGTCTCCGCCTTTTCGTCGATTAAAGCGCAAACGTCCGCCTTGATTTTGTCGATTGCCATCCTCATTGATTCTGGTTTCATTGGTGTCCTTTGGTTTGTTGTGTCGGATCAGTTAAACGGATTGGGTGTCTGGTTTGTGGCCCATGTGAAAACCGCATGGAGCGGAAGGCGTGCAGTTTGGGCATGATTCGATGTCGATCAACACGCCTGGGCAACAGTGTTCGTTGAACTCTCCGCATGGTGCCAAGTCGTCCAGTTTGCAAGCGCACCCGTCTTCCACAAAAAGACCATCGCAGCCGTTCGCGATTAAGCCGTCTCTAACAATCTTCATGAGGTCCATTTAATCCTCCAATCTTTGCAAAACAAAGTGTTACAGCGGCAACGCATCATCCTGCACCGATGATTCGTGAGGCTTGATTCCGGTCAAGACCTTGTACTTTCCATCCTCGCGCCATTCAATCGCGGCCTCGCATCCCTTGAGCACCGTCGCCGCGTCTCCAAGCGTCTTGTCGAAAGTGCCGTATGTCTCGCCGCCACAGACAACTCCCCACTTAGTCCACGGCTTAGGAGCGTCCGCCTTGCTGTGGATCTCCTTCACATCCTCGATTACGCCTACAAACGAGTTAGCGCTTTCGACGGCCTGCGGTTGCGGTTGCTTCATCGTGGCACGCTTGATCGGATCCGGTGAGTTGTCTGGATCGTCCATGTCGGCAGTCGCCAGCCCAAGCGCAGAAACAAGCGTGTAGCGTTGCAGGTAGTGAACGCTTGACCCTAGCGTCTGGATAGGGTTCTTGCCTCCGCTTTCATCATGCGGCCCGGTCAGCGTTGCAGATTCACGGTGTCCGCCTGAGTGCGTGACGTGACATGTAACCGTCACAAGCCGCGCCTCTTGTTTCGTCTCCCATGAAATCGACAGACCGAATTTCGACAGCGACGGCGTAATGGCGGTCAGGATAGCGCCGGTTGTCGCGTATGAGTACTTGGCCTTTCCCTGCCCGTAATCAGCCGTCTTGTCCTTTCCGATAACCGCCGGACACTCGCGTTTAAATCCAGCCATGGCGTCGACGAAAGCCTTACGCGCTTGGTTGGCCTCCCAACGCTCTTGCAGGTCCATTAGCTTTCCAAGCGTGACCGGATCAACGCCTTTTTCGATTGCCAGTGACAGGGTTGACCGAACGTCTTGCGTCTCCACTGATTCAGACTCGCACTTGCGCAATGATGTTGTTTCTTGTTGCTCTTTCATGCTTCCGTCTCCTTACTTAACCGTCAATCTGTTTAGACACCCGCACAAGCGCGATACGTCCAGCTCCGTCCCCCATGATGCGAACCTTGTCCGCACCGATGCGCTTCTGCTCTAGCTCGCACCAACGCTCATTTGTGACCGCCCCGTAACCTGAAAACACAATCCGGTTAGTTTTCTTTCCGTCTTTCCTTTCGTCGAGGATGATTGCCGCAGGATCTTTCGGATCAAGCCAGTCTGTTGTCCGAAGGTCGTCATTAAAGTCTTCTGTGATTTTTTCAAACATGGCTTAACCCCTGTGTTGAATCGTTACCTTTTCCGCAAACCGCACCCCAGTCACAACACCGTCGCGCCGGAACATGCGAGCCATCGAATCCGCGTTGCTTTGATCGAACGCAAGGCAAGAGCAAGCGTTAACGTCTCCAGCCGCCGCCGCCTTGATGACCGCCTGAATGTCTGTCAACTCGGCAACCCAGCGCGTTTGTCGTACCTCTCCTTTGGCTTTGTCCTGTGCCGGTGCGAGCGTCGGAATTGAAACTTGCACAGCCTCAGCCGCTTGCTGGTATGCCTCTTTCTTTTCAGTATCTTTGCACCTTGCCGCGATAGATGCAAGCCGTTTCCGCTCTGCATCCGCTTTTTCTTCCGCCTCTCTGAGAAGTCTCGCTTCTTCATCGCGCCGTTTGCGCTCCTGTTCTGCGTCATAATCCCACAGCCGAGAGTTTGCGCGTCCGATGAAATCGTTAATCGGATCGGTCAGCCGTTTCTCGGCCGCGCAGATTGCCTTGTGGGCATCCGACGCCGCTTTCTTGCTGTCCGCGAACAGGCATGTAATCTGTTTCAGCACGCGCTTGCAGTGGCCCACGCGCTCTGACAACGCGATTCGACCTTCCGCGTTCCTGATAGGCTCTGGCGCGTTCCCGATTGCGGTAATCTCAGTCCCGATGCTTCCGGCATCCGGCATGTCGATTGTGATTGTCTTGTCACTCATTCCGCTTGTTCTCATTTCGTTGTTACTTCCGTTTTTCAGAATCAAAGTGATTGATGCGCTGATGCCCGCCGTTTCCGAGACTGCGCCAGTCCTTTAAGTCAAGCTCCTTCACGATGCGCCCACCGTTCATATACTCCTTGAAACACTCTTCAATCAGGCCATCTAGCACAATCTTTCTTTCGTGCGTGATGTTTCCTTTGCGCTCTGCCGCCGCAACGTGCTCGCGTACGTCGCTAACGGCGTCAAATGGCGTATCGACGTAGATCGAAACCGCAATCGCCTTATCAGCTTTGGCACGCGCAACCTGCCGTATGAACGCGCCAAAATATTTGTACACCCTATGGCTGTAACTCATTTTCAAACCTCCTTTTCGAGCAAACGATAAACACCGAGAACATGATTCCAAGCGGCATCTGCAAGCAGCATTTCTGAATGTCCCAGCACCGGGCCATAACGCCAACCGTCAGCGTTTATTTGCAGGCTTAATAGACCTGTAACGATTAACTCAGGAATTGTTTCGCGTAGAGCTACACGATACGCGGCTAGCTGGATTGCGTCACGCGCCGAACTGGTGGCCTTATAGTCAAGGATGAGTACGCGCTTACCGATTTGTAACACCGCATCAATCGTACCGCCGTATCCAAATCGTTCACTTGCCACCTGATATTCTACCTCGATAAACTTCGGCCTCTCGCGTGCGGCCCAGTCGCGCCACGCGTCCACGTTATGCTGTAACCGTTGGTCGTAATCGTATTTGCTGAGGTCTTCACCCCTCGCAAGCATGGCGTATAGCTCGTGTGCCGCAGTCCCGCGATCCATGTGCCATTGCGTGCCGCCGTATTCCTTGTCGCCCAACACGCGCCGGATGATCTGCGTCACAGACGGGATAGGCCCGCCGTTGAGCGCGTATTGATGCTTCTTTCCGCCTTCGAATGTAAGCCTGTTCATTTCGGCCTCCGAAAGATGCGCTGAAACAGCGATTGATTTTCAAGCTCTTTGACGCGGAGTTCTGCGTTAATAGCACGGCACTCTGCATGATGCGCCCTGACGCGCTCGATTGACCACTGATCGATATACCACTCTTTCTTGTGGTCCACGCGCTGGCGTTTTACATTTTCAAGCGTTTGTTCTGTTGTCATTTACTCGCCCTTTCCTTTGTCATCGTCCCAATCGTCTCCGGCGAAACACATGACGGCGATAAAAATTATGCACGATACCAAGCTGATTATAAACGATATGGCATCAAGCGTTGTCTCGCTCATTGCATTGCCTCCGTTTTCTGTTTATTCCGCGCTCTGGCCGCGTGCGACTTTCTGGCCAGAGCAGAATAATCCACATTACGGCGCTTTGAGGCACCTTTGCCGATCTTACCGATTTGGCGGGCGAACTCCGATACAGGAATTTTCCTCCCGCAGTGATGGCACCTAATTTGCATTGCGTTCCCCCGTGTCGTCTGTAATGGAGCTATCCAGCAGACGGAGCTTGATGGTCTTGATTGTTCCGCGCAAGTCTTCCGCGCTTTTGTCAACCGTCTCAGAACCTAGGCAGTACCCAACGCACCACGCAGCCGCGTTGGCGATTCTAGTCAACCTGCGGTACTCTTCGACAGTTATTTCGATGTGTTTGCCGCCTGTCATTTTGTAGCCTTTCGCTAGGAGTTTTCTTCCGTGAGTTTCAATCCGAACGCTAGACATTTTTTCTTGATGTCGGAGGCGGCGTCGGCGGCGGCGGCGGCGGCGTATGCGGCGTATGCGGCGTCGGCGTAGGCGGCGTCGGCGGCGGCGGCGGCGGCGTATGCGGCGTATGCGGCGTCGGCGGCGGCGGCGTATGCGGCGTATGCGGCGTCGGCGTAGGCGGCGTCGGCGGCGGCGGCGGCGGCGTATGCGGCGTCGGCGGCGGCGGCGGCGTATGGGTAGGCGGAGGAAACCGTTTTTTCTATCCATTTTTTAGCCGCATCTATCGCCTCCATCGGGCGCTTGTCGTTTGGGTATTTTTCCTCATATATGTGGATAACTTTTTCAGCCGCAAAAACGGCAAAACGCACCTTTTGGGCGTGTGTCATGCACCGCACGATGAGCCAAAGCGCGAACCCTAGATATTCACCTCCGGTTTCTTCCGCCAGCTTTGCGATATCGGACAGTTCGGCTGTTTCGCCGTAGACTTTCGCGAACGCATCTTTTCCGGAATAGCACGCTCCGTTTTCGATAAGAAACTGTTTCGTGATTTTCATTTTGTAGCCTTTCTGCCCGCGGTACGCACGGGCGCGGGTTGGCATGTTAACGTGCCCTTACAAATGCCCTCATGATCTCGTCGATACCCCATGTCTTCGTAAGATAATCGCAACACTCGACAAATGTGCGAGCCTCGCCAAACCACGCCATACAAACCGTAATGTTTGCGTCAAGCTCTTTTACCCATTTTTCAAATCCGGTCTTGCTCATTGCCGTTCTCCTTGTTTATCTCCGCAAGCCTAATCTCGCTTTGATGTGGCTATATTAGCGCAACAGGTGCGCAGTGTCAACTGGTCAAATCGAATTATTTTGTGTACGAAATCGGCGCTTATTTTATACACAAAGAAGCCCGGTTCCGCATTACTGGAATCGGGCTATCTGCACCGAATGACCCGCTCGGTGCCACACGTCAGGCTTACGTTGCGAGCTTTCCCGCACGTAGCAGTAGGCTCTTCCTGCGGGCCACTTTGCACATTGCCTTGCGGCTAGAGGTGCGCCCGGTTTTTCGATCCCGTGTACTTAGGGCCAAATCATTTAGGAGTCGCGCAACTTCCGTCCGCGCAGTTGCCAGCCGCAGATGCCGAAGCGGCGGAAGGCGTAGCGGTCGCCGCAGCCGACGTGCCGCCAGTCGTTCCGGTAGCCGTGCCACCGCTAAACAGCGACTTCATGCCGCTGAATAACTCTCCCCAGGTAGACCCGCCACCAGTGCCGACGCCGTACGATAGATCGGTTGTGGGGCTGATCGTGTGCTGCGGAGCGAGCGATTCGCTGCCGCTGTTCTCGATCATCATGTTCTGGGCGAACAGGTCGCCGATGGCTCCAGCCGCGCCTTCGCTTTCCGCCGTCACGTTCGTCGCGTTCTGGCCCTGCGGCACGAACACGTAGAATGTGCAATCCTTGATGGTCTGCGTCTGCGAGCGCGACGGCGTGGACTGGCAACCGCACAGCGCCGCAAGCAGCAGGCACGCCGCGCCCGCCTTCGCCGCGCCCTTCAGCTTCGCCAGGAGTTTCGCCTTCACGGCCTTGCCTTTGGCTTTGATCTTCTCTGTCTTCGATTTCATTCCGTTACCTCCAGAGCATTCGTTTTCGCCAGCGCCTTGAGCGTACCCGCCTCTTCGACGGCGTTGTGGACCACAGAGATCCACGCCTCGATCTTTGCCATCGTGGTCTCGTCTGGCTTGACGCCTGTCGCCTTGGTGTACTTGTCAAGAAACACCCTGAGGGCATAGTCAAGCTTGCGGAATCCCTTGTTTTCCGCATCGTCTGGGATCGCCTTCTCCGCCGCCTTGACGGCCGTGATGGCGTAACCCTCATACTTCTTGAAATCGGTTCCCTGCTTCGACGCAAACCACTTCACGATGTACGTCACGAACGCGCCGACGACAACCACAATTGCGGTGTCGGTGCTCAATAGGCTGATGATCCAACTTCCCATACTTTCCTACCCTTTCCCCGGATTGTTCCGGAAAGCGTTAACCGACGAAAATTGCGCGGATGGTCCGGCCGCACCATGCTGCGAAACCTTCGCGCACCTTGGAAGACTCTTCTCCGGCGATGCACGACCGCTTGTTTTCGTAGCAGTGTTTTTCGACCTCAGCAGCGATCATCTCGCGCATCTTCTCTTCGCTCCATAGCGCCTTTTGCATGTCGCTGAAAGCGGTTGCCAATTTGTCAACGGACAGCATCAGCCCTGCGATGATGACGCGCATCTCGGCCTCGCTCACGGTGTCGCCTCGCATCAGCCTCTCCGCGTGCAGTCTGGCCATGACAGAAACTTGCTCTTCGCTCAATTTGTCACCGCGCCTTTCTTTGCCGTGGCCTTGTCCTGTCTCTCCGCGTGGATCTTCATTTCACGACCCTCTCGTTCGTTGAACAACCGGCGCGTGATTGGGAGCGCGCCGGAATAGATTAGTAGTCAAGTCGGAATGCCGCCGGGTACGCTCCGGCGTTGTAGGCGGCGCGTTCGAGGGCGTTCATGCGGCGAATTGTTGCCGAAGTAATCTTCGTCTCGCGTGAATCGTCAACGTCTTTAATCACTCTCACGAGTCGCGTCGGAAAAGAAAATCCGTAGATCACTTCCGCCGGACGCATTGGGATATACGCAGGTCGATAACCAAAGACACCAGACGGGTACGCGTAAACAGAGTTTGTAACGGATGACCACTCGGAAGACGCTCCTATAATGGATGAACCGCAGACGAATGACAGATGACCGTTTACGTCAGGAAAGTTGAAAGACATTGCCAGTCGCAAAAACGCCAATTCTCTCGGGTTGTTTTCATTAGCTATGGTGATTTCGCTAGACAACGTTCCAGACGACATCAATGTCGTGAATAAAGCCCCGTACGTGGTGGCCGAATAACCAACGGCAATAAGAGCCGGTGCGAAAAAACACATACTTGGGCTATTTTGGACCACCTTCGTTCTAACGCCATCGCCGCTAACGGCCAGCTCATATCGTCCGGTAACAGTCGGCTCCCACGGGCAGTCCATCGCAACCAGATTCGTATTGATGGCGCTGTAGAGCGCCTGCGTGTTCAGGCAGTCGATTACGGCGGTGATATCAGCGCGCTTAGTCCCGCCAAGCGACAACGCAGAAAAGTCGAATCCGATATTCGCGGCGTTGGTCAGCGCGACGTAATAGACGGCGTTCGTCGAAGAGACAACGATGTTGGTTTCCGAAGTGCGGATACTGCGCACAATCGTCTGAGGGACGCTGTTGCTCATCACGATGGCGGGGATCTCTGCGCGCAAAGAACGCAACTCGGCGTGGGTGGCGTACGCCATTGGCGCTTCCGAGAACGTCAATAAGTTCGTGTACTGCTCTCCGGAGTACAGCCGCACGGCGAACGACGCGTTTGTGGACACCGCGATGCAAGCGACATCAACGGTGCCAGAATAAACGTTGTCGGGCATCGTGAAGACGTTTGTCACCGATGACGGCGAACTGGAATCGGACAAATACACCGGTTGCGAAGACGATTGTGACAGGACGTTGCCGGACGCATCCTTGACCGAAACGAGCGTCGAAACGGATTTAATACCGGCTCCGAAACCGGACTTAACGAACCATGCGGTATTTGTAACGGCTCCGAACTTGCGCAAGGAGTTGAACCGGTAGCGGAAGTAGTTGGTGAACGTTCCGACAGATGAAGCCGGAAAGATCGCATAAACCGAAGACGCCGCCGCGTTGGTCGCATTGAACGCCGCATACCCGGACTCGTTGGTCGCGGCCAAGTCACCGTATAACGTGCGGGCGTAGGGCATGAGCGCGTTCGTTGCGGAAGCGATATCGGCGGTCAGATTCGATACCGCTCCGTTGACCGTATTCGTCAACACGACGCCGCAAGCCGCCTTTGCCGCCTCAAGTTCGGCCTCTGTAGTGAAATGCGCAAATACGTTGGTCGAGTAGTAGATGCTGGCTACGGATACAGTGGCGGTTCCTACAGCCCCGGCGTCGAACGGAGGAAGGTAAGAAGGGATAGATATACTTTCGCTCTTCCAATAAATGTTTTGTGATGTATTTACAACCTCGAATCGGTAATCGGCGTACACATATCCGATCCATTCGCCGTCCGTGAACGGGAACACATTGTTCGTCCACGCAGGCCGCGTGTGCGTAACCGTTTCCTCGAAGTCTGCCGACAGCGTGACCATCAGATTCGTAAACGGCCCAGTAACCTCGAACACCGTCCCCGTGCTGTTAACTACCTCCATGAAGTAGCGCGAAGGCTGGGCGGAGTCGTGAACGCGCAATACTCCGCTATCTGAAATGTAGTCTAGTTTTGATACCTGTCCAGTCGTGATGTGCTGGTAGTTCACATCGCCGTTGATGTCGCTCAATTGCGGATGACCAAGGCTGATAGAAGACCATTCGCGATTGCCGTTAAGATATTTGCTTGCCGGATTCGTGGGGGTTGAAGGCAAGACAGGCTCATAACCAAGCAATGCCGCCGCCAATTCATCTGGACTGATACTGTCACCGCTGACAAACTCCTGCCATGTCAATCCGTCTGCCGTGCTGGTTGTCGAGACGATATTCAACCGCCCGTTTCCAGTCCAGTACCGCTTGCCAGTGTCGCTCTCAAAATAGGCCGTGTACCACCATGCCCCGCTTGAAGTCGTGTTAGTACCGACCGAAGGGCATTGGATGAGATAGCCGTTTCCGCTTACCGCGTAATTTGTCACCGCGACATAATATTGATTGGTTTGCGTAGGGCCGAAAACAAGCCTTGCAACGATGTTGCTATCCGCGTTGACTGATTTTCCCGCGCGGAATTGGTCAAGGCTGACAAGAGGTGTTGATCCCTGCGAAAACGTTAGCGTCGGCAGGCTCTGCGCCCCAGCCGTTTGAAGTTCACACGTTACCCGCGTCGCCCACAGCCTGTCTTGTTCCGGCGTGCCATAGGCCATCGTGGCGGCCATTAATGCGATTGCGAGAAATGCTGTCGTGATTTTGTTTCTCATGGTGCTCCTATTCTAAGGCGAGTTGGTGTTTCCAGTCAACCAATCAGGGGTAAATGCTGTTGGCTCGTACGGAACAGATAGATTCATGTGTTGCCATTTCCAGTCAACCACAACCAAGAAAAACACGGCATCTACGTTTATTCCTGCTTCCATTTTGTCGTCGTCATAAATCACGGTATAGTCCGGATCTGTGTACGTGTCGGTTCGGTATGTGTCATAGCGGAAAGCATAATTCGGAATCGTCGGTATGGTTGTTCCAAGCGTGAACTTTACCCGCTCCGTAGGGTTTGCCGAAGTGGCAAGAAGTCTAAACGACATTAGCGGCGGTACAGTGTCGTCAATCGTTGAATAAAACGCGCTTTCTGTCGTCGTCGGCTCTGTTACCGGGATGCTTGGTAGATTTGCGGTTGACGGGTCAACACCTATGCCGAAACCTGCCGCAAGCATGTTATTCAGGTCGCTGTATGACCCAGTTATTTCATAGCCTGTGGTATAAGTCCCCATTGATCCATAACCGTACAAAGCATTTGCAACATGGTTCATGGTGGCGACGTAGACAGACACGCTTGCCACATACTGACTGGCCAGTGCGTAATCGGATGGATATGGCAACGTGCAACCGTTTAAACGGGTTGCGGCAAGCACCATACCGTAATCGGCACCGTATGACCATGCCGCGTCACCGGTCTTTTGCGCGTCACGCCATGCCGAACGTGAGTACTCTATCAGTCTTCCGTTCCATGATACAACCGTCTCGGGATCTCCAGCAACCGCCTCGCTTGATGCAAGCGCCCATAACGTTTCAACACTTACGTTTGCGTTGCTCGAAGACCAACCGCCGTCACTCGATATTGTGACTTGTACGCCAGACGTAAAGCTCAATTCATCCGGTGCGCAAATGTAGATTGTGCGGTTTAGGTTGGCCAGCACGTTCTTAGCGTTGTTCAGGTAATTCGTGCTGATCGACCTGCTTTGGGCAAAATACGGCGCAGGCGGATTAGTGGCAAGCGAAACGCTGAAATCAGCCGTGCCGCCGTTGTCAACGTTAACTGCATAGGTATTAACCGTGATGTTGGTATTGTGGGTGTCTCCGATAACAGCAACGGTTTGCGCCGCTCCCGTCTGCGGGCAGTACGTAGAAAATGTTCCGCCTCCGTTAGCGGGACACCCCACCGTGAAGTCAGCAGAGTAGTAAGGCTCGTTTGTTGACGCAATACTTGAAGGCCCCGTCAAATTTCCGCCATACGTGATTGATACTGTCCACGGCACAGTTATTGCAGACTCAGAGGTCATCACGAAGTCAATACTACCTCCCATGGCGACATAAGCGCCAAGCCCTTCTCCATCCTTTTTTACGCGAGGGTTAGTGTTCGGATATGAGCCGACGCAAACGAAAGTGCTTCCGTAGTTTTCAACATCAAACTCAAAGTATGCCGCCGTGTTTGTGGTCGTGTTCTTGATCGAAACCGTCTGAGGAGTGGCGTAGTTGTTGGTCGTAAAATGGATCTCTTCGGACGTTACAACTTGCCCGCCGCCGTGCAAGAGATTCACCGTTACAAGACCACTGTCAACAAAGCGCTCCGACCAATAGGCGTAGACGTTCGTTCCATTACCTATTTCGCCCCACCAGCTTTTAGCCGTTCCTTCAACCCAACCGTTTGTCACGCCGTAAATCGAGCGGCCCAACGGTGCATTTGTCCTTGTTGTGTTTGAAAGGAACGTCCAGTTACCAGGCGTCCTTGAAGCGGTTGTCCACGCGTAATCCGTCACGTTGTTAGACGGCCCAGTAAGACGGTATGAAGTGACCGTGTGAACCGTGCTCGAATATGCCCCGCTCCCTGTTTCCGCGTTCGTGCTTGCAACATACCATTGCGCTTTGTATCCGGTAATCGCGTCGCCGTCTGAAATGTCATCGTTAAGCCAATAGATTGACGGAGGAGCATAATCTTCTCTGGTCGCCATGTCGCGTGAAGGAGTGAGAATCTTGTCCATCAAACCGGAAAGCGTGATCCATACCGGTATATTGTTGCTGGCGAATGAAGGCGAGTTTGTTCCGGTCAGATACGCTATCGTTTGACGCTCGACTACCGCGCTCGCAAGCTCTGCAACATCCTCACCGCGTATGGTAGGATTTTCGCGCATGTACCAGAGTGACCCGGTGATTGCCAGGCCAATCGATACATACACCAAGCCATATTTGCGCACTTCGATCATACGTAAATTCCGAGTTGCGGAACAATTCGCCAGTCAACAGAAACTGACCACGAGCTAGTCTCGTTAAGTCGCGTCATAGTGTAAAGCGGCAAACGATAGTATTTGCTGTCTTCTACGACTTCCGCGTCATAGGCAGTGCCAGATCCTCCGTGCGTCAGCGTTGCCGTTCCCGCTTCAGTGTCGATTACCGCCGCAATGATTGTCTCAGTACCGCTCAATTCAACCGACAAATCAGACAAGAACACTGTAACGGGTCCGCGCCTGTATGCGCATTTCTGTAGCGTAACAGCGTTTGCAACAATTCCCTTTATACCCCACGGATAATAACTTGCCGCCGTAAGCCCCGCATCCGTTCCTTGGCCGTCGATAATAACGCGAGGGTATCCGTATGTCCATTCGATATGTCCGCCGATAATCTCCAGCCGTTCCCAAAAATGGGCCATCTTTGCCAAACCAGCCGCTAGCCCTTTCATTGCTAAGGGTTTACCTGCCTGCGGTTTGTTTTCGAAGATGCTTATCATGTTGCCTGCTCCGGAACCTCGATCAAAGTGAATCCCGTAACCGTGCGCGCAACAGTTGTTGCCGTCAGCGTGTAACCTCCGGTGACTGCGTTATCCAAGTCATAGGTGATCTGTAAAGTAGGGTTGGCGGCAATATAGTCAGTGCAAGCCCCAAGAGTCAGCGCGAACCATTTGACGGTCGTCCGCGTTTCCGAATAGTAGGTCGTAAGCGTAAACTCCGTGTCGACCTCTTTTCCGGTTTCAGTGTCTGTTTTTTTGCGCGTGACGCTTTTGGTGTAAGAGCCGGTTTCCGTGCTACCGCTTATCACCTTTCCGTCGCCCGTTACTGAGTCTGCCAAAGCCATAAATCACCTCACGCCTGCGTTAAAAGCTGTTGCAGTTGACCGTTGTAGTTTGCTAGCTGATCTTTAATTCCGACAAGCTCTGTCGTCTGCTTGTCCATCGCCGCAAGTTGCTTTTCGGCCTCGCTGATCTGTCCTTTAATCCTGCCTACAGCCTGACCGGCTCGCTCCCTCTCGCGGAATGCATCCATAAACTCTCTATCTCTTCTGGATAGCCTGACGCCGCGCTGTTGCTTTCCCGTCAATTTACGGATGCGGTCAGATTCTTCCGACTTCTCGCTTTCGACCTTCTTTCCTTCACGAGCCTCTTTGATGATCTCGGCAATGGTCTTGTTTGCGATTTCCTGTTTCTTCTCAAGTTCCTTTTCGAGAGCCGATTTCTTTGAATCGAGAGATTCTTTCGCTAAGCTTTTTTCGTAGTCTGATTGTTTTTTAGACAGCTCATTTATCTTGTCCGTTATTTCCTTTTTCTTAGCAAGCTTGGAATCTTCGGCTTTCTTTGCGTCTTCTGCGGCAAGCTTAGGAGCTAGTGATGCTTTCTTCTCTTCCTCTGCGGCCTGCTTCTTCTCTTCCTTTTCCTTGCGCCTGATTTTGATAAGCTCAAGACGTTCGGCGCGTTCCTCTTTGACTGCCTTAGGTATCTTATCCATCGCCGCAATCGCTTCGTTCATACCGGCACCGCCTGCGATAGCGCCCCAAAATGCGCTTGCGCCCGCGATCTTTTCTTTCATCCATCCGAACGCAGAACCTACTTTTGCCAAACCCGGCAATAGGAACGATATTGCCTTCTGGACATTCTGCGCCCAAAGCTCGATCAATCCACTCTCGGCCAGATTATTAACCGCCTCAGAAACCGAATCAAACACGCCGCTAAGACTGCTTCCTTCAACAATTACGCGTCCGATCTCTTCTTGAAGTTCGCCCCATGCGATACTAAGCTTTTTAGTGCCGACATCTGAATCAAACATTGCCTTCGCAACGCCGCCAAAACGCGCTTCAAGTTCCGCAAGAATCAAGCCTTGCGCCTGTTGCAGTTCTCCAGATTCCTGTAGCGTCTTGATCTGTTCTTTCTGCGAATCGGTGAACGTGATCCCGGCCTTAGAAAGCATCGTCATGCCTTGTATAGGGTCATTAAGCGCCTTGCCGACTTGCTTGACCGCGCTCTCGATATCTGCGCTAGACTCACCGGCTTTCGACATGCTTGCGGACATGTCAATAATAGCCATCGTTGCGGCCTTGAAATTGTCTCCGCGAATGTTACTGAAAGTGGACAGCAATCCCATTGCGGAGATTGCCGCGTCATCGCTCACGCCGACCGTCTTTTGCAGGTTTGCGGCATAGGCAACAAGCTCTCGGCTCGTAAACCCAGCCGCGTAACTGGTAGCTTCGAGAGCGCCTTTAAGCTTGGCCTCTGCCTGAACCTGTCCTTGATATTCCGCGATAACCTTACGCCCAACGGCCATAGCGGCGGCACCTGCAATACCGATACCGGTTGCAAGCTGTTTCGCGAAACCAAACGCGCCAGATAACGCGCTTTTAATTGACTTCCCGAAAGACGCGAAAGAGGCCTTTGCCGCCGCGATTCCACGCGCCGTCATGTTCTTCGCGCCGATGATGATTTCTAATGCTTTACTTGTCATTGGCTTTGCGTTCCTTTATGGCTTTGATCGCCGTATATAGGACAAGGTTGGCGCGATCTTTCAGAAGCTTTTCTATGCCGCCTTCAATGGTCTGTCCGGCAACAACGTCGGCCAAATCACACAGATAGCCGAAAGAGCAATGCCGCTCCCATTGCTCGATATCGCCGCCATGGATAGCGTGCATCCGCGTGGATAATTCAGCAACCGACCTTTCGCGGTCTTGCTCTGATACAGGCAACGCGTCGCGCTCGTCTTGCGCGTGTACCTCAGCCATAGCCAATACAAGCTCGTCACGCGTGCATGTGAGCCTGTCGGCCCAACGTTTGACATCTTGCCAATCGGACAGAAGCATGTCAGGCTCTCGCCCTAGCGCCATTGAATAGGCGAGCGCATAGGTAGCATCCGGCATTTCGCAACCTACACGCTCGAACCAATGGACGGCCTGCACGGTACGCGGCCACAGGACAACACCGCCGACTTTGACAGGAAAACCTCTGGCCAACTCGCGCCGTGCCTGCGGAGACTCGATTTCCCAGCACAGCGCATTGATGAGGCACACATCATCGTCAGTTAAGGAGATCCCTTGACTGCGCAACGATGCAAGCTCATAACGCGCTTGGCTGGAAACCTCTCGCGGAAGTCTCTGCATGAGTAGGCCTCCGTTAGTTGTTAGGACGCCGAATCACGCGCAATCTTGAAGACGGCGGAAGCGGTTGCCGTATGAAAAGCCGCCTGCCCCTCCTCTGCGCCGGGCTCCTGCGTGGAAGCGGCACCTTCAAGCGTCAACGTCCAAGCGGGTGCGGTATCGGGGCAACGGACAAACGTCGCGCTGATAGTGCCGCTCGCTCCGCTGATGCCGTGAGCCTTTGGAACGCCAAGCCCGTCCGTCGTTTCCGCGATTTCAGCCGACGCCTCTACGCTTGAATCTGTAAGCGATCCACCTCCGACCGTGAAGCCAAGCGGTTGTGCCGCTTTCGCACCGATAACGGTAAGCGTCGGGAACGTGAACGTGTTCAACTTGCCGGTAGGCGCAACCATCGTTTCAAGCCCAGTCCGCCCGCTGATCGTGACCTTAGGCCAAGATCCGTTGCTTGTAGCGACAGCGATAGACGCTACGCCTATGCCGGTTGCGATCTCGCCGAGTTTCAGCGCGGAAGTATCGTAACTCGCTGCGTGAATCTCATATTCGCAAGACACGTCGAAAATATCGGCAGCCCCATAAACCTCTTGGCAACCGATATCGCCGTTTGCGTCGCGGGCCTCCGCAACGCTTTTAGCCGTGGGGCTTTTGCTAGAGCTGATTAAAACGAGGTTCGTGCTGATCGCGCTGAAATGATCTGTCAATGCTCCGAAGTTTGTTCCCATGATACACCTTCCTTGTTACTTAGTGAATAGACGTTGAACAGAAATGAACCGTCAGCGCAAGCCCGACAGAGTTTGATTCTCCGTCTTGCGAAGGCGCGGAAGGCTCCCCAAGCGTCAAGCCGCCGATGCTTACCGATGGGCATTCGTTTGAGATTGCCGAGTTGAAGCTTGCCCAGTCTCCATCCGTGCTACCATCGGCCCATCCTGAAAATAGAGAGAACAAAGCGGCCTGCACAGACGTTTCGACACCGGAGATAACAGCATGGTCTACGTCAACCTCAGCGTGCGTCATAATTCCGATTGCGATTGAGCATGAAAGAGTTCGCTGGTTATCATTCATCGAAGGCGCGGAACACCGGATATCTATGCACGGCAGAACCCTATCAACAGACTCTTGCCATTTGTAATCGTTGCGGATTACGTGCCAACAGCGCACCATCGTTTCAGCGCCGATATCGTATCCGCGCAAAACGTCGGCAAGCGCAGTCTCAAAAGAAGCTGGAATGTTCTCTGCCATCAACTCACCGCCTTTTCAAGATTGCGTTCAACCGCATCCGAAATGCGTTTTTCCAAACTATCGGAAGCGCGTTTAAATGCCGAATTTACAGCCTGCTTACCGTCCGTCCTGAAAGCGTCCATCGCATAGCCAAGCATGTCGCGAATCTTTACAGAAGAATTGAACGCACTGCCAACCCATTCAACCTCGACGATTGGTTTCTTGATGCGCATCGCGAAACCGTATCCACCTGAAACAACCTTAGCTTTCGCGATTTTCCATGCCAGTTTTGCGAGTCCGGCATACTTTATTTTCACAAGAGGATGGTCTTTCAGAAGCGTCTTCTCTCGAAGCCATCTATGCAATTTATGGACTTCGCCTGTTCCTGCATGACGCCCCAACCATTCTCCTGTTGACGATGATCTGAAAGGAATCACACGCGGCGAAATCTGTTTGATCTGCCTGAAAACTGGCTTGCCGTTCTTGTAGATGTAGACACCGTAAGGAGCCTCGGCAATTCCTTCGCGGATAACCTGCTTCTCGCCTTTGTTGGCCTTTTCCATCTGTGCACCCATAAGGCTAGGCGTGGCCTTAAAAACCTTCCGGCGCTCCGGTGCATTTTTTGTGCTCGCTCCAAGACTTGTACACAAAGAAGATCCAGCCCACGAAATTGCTTTTCTCGTGTCCTTGTTTAAATCGGTCTGCGCGCGCTGAATCTGCGAAAACAGCGTTGCCACGTCGCGCTCTGGAAACTGTATGGTAATATCAGCCATGTAGCGCCTTCAAGTCGATCCTGAGCAATCCTGCTTGGTTATAAACCGTGTCGATACGCCAGTCGCTTTCTCTGCCTTGGTACAGCACTTTAACTATCCCGCCAAAAAAAAGCTTGCCTTCCGGATCATGCGCTTGCGGAATATAGAGAGAAGCGATTGGCGCGAAGCTCTGGCCTTCCTCGCTGTTTGTTCGTGAATGCCCGATCCCCTCACAAGCGCATGCAAACACAGTGCCGTCTTTGGTCGTAACGGTGACCGCAGATTCCGGCAAAGCCTGTTGAATGGATGCGAAAACGCTTGTGACAAGATCGGGCATTGCTCTTCCTTTACTGGGCCTTCATCGGCGCAACCAAAATCACGCTGACGGAGTTTGTATCCTGATAGTTCACAGACGACGCACGCACATACTTATGCAGCCGACCAAGATCAATCGGATAGGTTGCAATGGTATGCTCGTTCGTGCCGACCACCGACGTGATAACCCCGGCGTTGCCGAGGATATTCGTGATCGTCGCGAACGAAATGTTATCGGCAGAATGCGCCAGCGTAATCACGTTGGTAAGCATGTTACCGCCGACAGCCTCGCCGATTGAGCAAACAAACGTCGCGTTGCCTTTGTATGCCGAAATGTCAACGCCCGCGTTGTCTTCGGTCTTGGCATTCGCGCCGTAGATTTGCAAGTAATGCAGACGGTTGGCATCCTGACCAAACAGGCCGATAGACAACAGCGCGAACGCCGTAAACGTGAGAAACTTTTTCATTTCATCATCCCTTCAAATTGCGCGGGTTGGCGTCCCCGCGCTTGGTTAACCCATGAACGATTACGCCGTCACTGCCGCGCAATAGGCCAGCGCCTCGCCATGGCGGGCAAGGATATCCACATCCTGCAACGCCACAAGGCGCAGACCGCCGGACTTCGACAGGGATGCCGTATCAACATTCAGGTCAACACCGGCACCCCAGATGCCCACCATCGTCTGCGTAAAGTCGCCAAACATAGCGGCTTTCGCACCGACGCTCTGGCTACGAATGTACGGATAACCGAGCAGTGTTTTTGCGGTGTAATCCAGCACTCGTTCGGCCTTTGCCGTCCCGTCCGTGAATGTTGCGGCGAGCTTCTTCCAAACCGCAGCGCTGATAACCCACTTCTGATTATCGCTTTCGGCCTCGTCTGCCATAATGTCGCCGGGGAAGCCGAGCAATTCGGCATACGTCGGCGTACCCTGTGTGACGGACGGGAGGTTGACGCCATCGGCAGAGATAATGCCGCTTGGTTGGCCATCCGCTCCAGTTCCGGTAAAGTAGGCGGTCTGAACCATGATCGCCATCCCTTTTAGGATGTCATCACGGGTAAGCATTTCGGCGGCAGGCGTAGACTGCAAAAGCATGCGGCGCGTGATGTCCACGCTGAATCCGCACGTATGCGGCGTTCCCTGCACAGTACCGAGCGTGGCCCCACTATCGGTAATGTCGCCACCCTCTGGCACCCAATAGCCAGTTGCGCCAGCCGTCATCTTGCTGATATCAATGTTGCCAACCCATCCGGTACGGAAGTCAACTCCGAGCGCCTCAAGAATCGTCTTAGGGCGCAAAGCGTCGATAAACTCACCGGTTAAAAGATTGGTGGCAACAGTCGCGCTGGAAGTCCCGGCAACGGTGAAACTTCTGTTTGCCAACACGGCATGAGGAAGTATAAATTCGCCACCGCGAACACTGCCAAGGCCGAGACGGCGGCACTCTTGGTTAATCTCATCCTCGAAGCCGCAATCAACCTTTTGGCCGAAACCAAACGTTTTGATACCGGCGGCACGCCGCAGGACATTCAGAATCGAATAGTTTCGCGCAATCTTTTCCTCTTCATGCCTATCTCCGCCGATAATAGGCGGTGTTTTGCGCTGGCCCTGCGTCGGGTCTTCCTTCTTAGGCACGGAGAGCTCCGTAATCTTCGAAGCCTGCCGTTCAACGATCATCGCGTCCAACTCGGCGCGGCCCTGATCGGCGTCGATAAGCTTCTGCACTTCCTCGGCAGACACGCCGAATTTAGCTCCGCGAGTAAACAAATCAGCCATTTCTTTCGGAGTCATTTCTTGTCTTCCTTCTCCCTCTGTATGAGGGGTTTGTTTTTCATTCACGTTCAACGCACGGCCAACACCGACAGAGGTATCAGCAGGGACATTGACAAACGATGCTTCGTGAGGACACCAAGACAACGACCGTACCACCGGATAGCCGTCTTTCTGCCCTTCCATCACGTATTTATCAGGGTCACAGCGATATCCCACGCTTGTGTTACGCCTGAGCCCGTTTGCCGCGTCCAAGCCGATTTCCTTGGCCCGTTCGCCTGCGCAAAATTCAACAATTCCACCAAGCTTTTTATTTGAGATAATCGGGGCGCGAATAAGCCCGATTTGATCTCCATAGTGCGTATCCTGAATAACGAGTCCATCAGAACAGCGTGAGCGGTCAATGCTTGATTCGTTATGGTCTAGTATCTCATAGGCCATCATCCATTGATCGCCCATGCGGACATAGGTCAATACCGGAGTCTCGCTGGAAACAGACATGCGGACTACGGGCTTCTTGTCTTCATCCTCTCCGACATCAATTTCAGCCTCGCGAAAACTAAGACCGCATTCGTTGCGTGTTTTGTCTTCGTCCTGCTCATGCTGTTGCTGTTGGCTGTTTTTCTTTCTGCTCATTCTTCACCTCCAAGCTTGTTCCAGTGACAACCTCATCCGCACGTTTAATTTCCTCGATGTTGTCTTCCCAGTCACCGTCAAATTCAGCCGTAATCTGTTGGTCAGTCTTCCACCCGTGCGCACGCGCAATCTCGGCACCCTTGATGTCCTTGAGCGGGTCAACCCACGTCCAACGACGGCCTCTATATTCATGCTCTGAAAATTTATCATACTTGGAAGCTGGGAAACCGCCGCTTATCTCGACAGACAGGAAGCGCCCAAGCCAAGCAAGGTACACGGGGCTTTTGCTGTCGCAAATCATCTGCTGTTGCATGACGCGCCACATATCGCGCTCAGAAAGAGTACCGGCGCGAACCGAACCGTAATTTACGCCGCTCCAGTCGTTGCAGAGGTTTGCATATTCGCAGTTTACGGCGGTCGCATAGTCGCGCTGATACGATGCTTTAAACGCCGTAGTTTCGCGGTTAGGATGCGAAGGCGTGTTTGTCGAAACTTCCCACCCCTGCGGAAGCACTTCGCTTTGTCCCGGCTCCTTTGGGGCCGTCATGGCGTTGGCAACGTCGGTGTTCTTGGGGTCGCAAAGATTCGCTATCTCGCTCTCTCGTCCCTGCGGTGCGTGATACGTTCTGACCGTACACGTCTCATCAATCGCCGCCGCAAGTTCGGCCTCGTTCCACATTTCCAGCATTTTCAGGGTTGTCAGTCCTGCATGGCCTAAAGGTACGCCGCGTGTTTGATCTTCGTCTTCCTGCGTGTAACCGTGAATGATTCCGTATCCGCCGTTAATCGAAGCAGGAATGCGCACAAGAGGCCCGCGTGATCCAATACATGTTGCGTACTCCTTAATCGTGTGTAAATAATAGGCGACAGGACGCAACGAATCAGCGTCAAGCTCTACGCCCATGCGCACGGTGTTGCCGTTTGACAGCGTTGCATCATAGCGTTCATCAACCGCATCAGGCCTGATAACGCGGATATCTATGCCATATTTGTTCGGTGCAGTCGTGTCGATTAAGTTGAAGTACTCGCCATCACGCGCCCAAGTTCTTGCGTTCAATCGGTCTATTTCGGCAAGCGTTTTACGTGCTGTGGAGTCACACAGTTCAGGCGACGTAGACCACTTCCAGAAATGCCATTCGAGGAAGCGAGACGCCATCTTGTCCACGCGGTATTGAGAAGATCCCGGCATGCCGTCATGCGGAGTGCATTTTAGCGCGAACCCGTCGCCGACTACATTGGTCGCCACAAGATTGATAAACCGCCTGTGGTGCGGGCTGTTTTTATACATGTCCCGCGAACGTGCTCGAAGCGTGACCAACTGGGCGCGGATATCGTCATTCGCAAAGCCGCAATCCCATTTCCAAGGGCCAAGCAAGCGGTTCACCTGCGCCGCTGCAAACGCGCGGTATTGACCGGCGTTTACCATCTTGCCGCGTGATTCTTCACGGCGCGAAAACCATTTTAAAGGGTTTACTACCATGCGAACCTCGCAAGTATGCGCGTCGGGCCAGTTCCTGCTCCGGATATGTCGCGCTGGATCTCGCCGATGTAAAAAGCACGCAACGCCAAAAGCTCATCAAGGCTACGGTATTCAACCGACATTGCACCGAGTGCAACGCGCTTGTTCGGGTTTGCGGCATAGTTAGCGATAGCCGCATCAACCGCCGTGAGAGCGGCAGAGTAATCGGATGTGGCCAACGGAGACGCTTCAACCGTCAAATAACCTGAGTCGACGCACTCGACTACAGATGTCGCGGTTGTGGTTGCGAAGGCAGCGAAACGGATGATACCGCTTTTGAGAATCAAAGTCTGTGCCGCCGAAACTGTCAAAACGAAAACGCCGTCAACAATCGTGCAAGCGACTGTCAACGGCGTCTTTGACGCGAACTGGTATGAGCAAGAACGTCCAGTGGTTGACACTCCTGTTAACGTTGCCGCAAGTGTCTCACCGGCCACTATAGACGTTGGAAGCGCGTTTAGTTCCGTTGCCATGCCCTTTTATAGCCACATTGGCTAGTCAAGGTCAATAGCTCGAAACATCATCACTTCTATCCTTAGAATCAATATGCCGAATAGCGCCTTTTTTCTTCCTCGGTCATGGGCGAAGCGTGATATTGCGGTTGTCCGCATTTCGCGCATTTACGCCATCGCAACATTTCGCCGGTGATGACATTGGGGCGCGTAGTTCCTCCGACGCGCCACGTCGAGCAACCGCACTTAGGGCATACCGGACGCGTCACGCGAACAATCGGAGTGTGGTCAAATGCGACTTCCTGCGATTGAATTACCGGATCGCGGTTGAACGTTGCCGGATCGCGGTTGACAACAGCTTCAACGCCTGCGCTTAGAATTTTTCTTGGCCTTCCCATACTGATCCTTTCTTTGTTATGAATCAAAACCTTTATCAATCGCCTCTCTTGCGTTTTCTAGATACGCCCTTTCACGTTCTAGCATGATACACTCTCGCTCATAGTCTGACTTTAGCTTCGAGTACTCCCTTTCTAATTCAGCCTTTAGCCTCTTGTAACCATCATCCATTGCGATTTTAGCATCTCTTACTCTACACATTTGTATGCTTACATCACACTCGCAACGCTTAACGTGCAACTCTTTGTCATTCATAAAACCTCCAAAAACCAGTGAATTACCGTAATTCTGTACCATTGGCTGGCAGTATTTATTTAACGGTTTGAAAATTCATCAATTTCTAACATCGTTCTAATGTCATCGCATTTTGTCATCCAATACAAACCACATGCCGTGATTTCCATACTGCTCCTTTTTTAAGCGCAGGCAAACATACGCCCGCAAAATCACCTTCGTTTCGATGTGAAGTAAACAGCCTTTTGCGGCTGTTCCTGTTCTCCAGTAGTTCCGATCCCTCCGTATGCTGCAAGCGCATAGCTCTGCGCCATTGCGTCGCCGTAGTCATGACGCCCCGACACCCTAGCGAATACGTGAACCGGCACGCCAGCAACAACCTCCTTACCCATTAGACGCTCTCGCCAAATCTGTTCTGCAAAGCCACGATGATCTCCGCGAAATAGCGAGCACGACCCAGGCTTTCCGATATCACCAAGCCATGCCCTTTGCATCACCTCTTTCCAGTAATCAGCGTTCCATGCCAACCCGCGCCCGATCTGCGGCCACTCCGTCATATGGCATTGTTCGCGTGGGTGCCCTATTGCCTTGAATCCGGGCCTGTAGCGCCTGCCGTCCATGCCACGGCAAAGGATGATCTGCATTCCACATTTGCGCCCCGTCGTGTCTGCATAGCGCCGTACAACCTGCCCCATGTATCCGGCATCTATACCCCATATGGCGGGCCTGCTTGCGCTGTCTGCCAACATTTCACCGGCACGGCAAAGACCGTCAAACAACTGGCGCGCCTTTTCTGCCTCAGGTATCGCAGAGTCTATCAGCGGTAAGCCGTTGCGGTCAATGATGCCGTACCACATTACGCCGCTTGTCTGATCGTTACCGAATCCGTTAATCACGGAAGACAAACCGTAATCGTTAATATCCGAACTGGCAATTACGGTGTTTGCCCAAGCAGGTTTTACGTGCGGCTCTCTGTTTTCATCGGCCCGCGACATGATGAGCGGAACGGTCAGATTGAACGGCGCTAGAGCTTCCTTGCTAACCGGCGTCTGCTGGCGTTCGGCCATGAAGGCTTCATGCCCCATCTGCCAATATTGCCGCATGGCCACCGCGTACGCGTCTGTAAGATACTTGCTGGTATTAGCCTTGTATGCGTTCGGCGCACTTAGGACAAACCCCGCAACCATCTGCTTTCGGTTCTTGCGGTAGAACGCCGCTCCTGCCTTTTGATCGGCCTGGTATGTCGCCCACCAATCGCGCCAAAGCTTCCAAGAGTCGCCCTTGTTATCCCATCCTTTCGGCCACGACTCAACACAGGCAACGCGTAAAGATCGCCAGTTGGGATCATCCATGTAGCGCGACATCACATCGCCGTCACAGATACAGTTTCCAGACATTAGCAAGGGGAAGCCGCCGCCAGCCGTACCCAGTCCGGCAATGTCTCCGTCGATCTTTGCGCACGTTTCATCGGTCAAAATCAGCGAACGGGCGACACTCCTATCCTGCGGGTCATCTACAAAAGCGATATCAGGACGCAACACAGAACCGTCCGGCTGCGGGAAGTTCAATCCGCGAGGGTTACCGTTTACGGTTGAACCGCCGATCACCCCCAGCGAGTCTGGAAGGATAATCATTCCGTCACTGATCTGCAAAGCGGCCCCGCACGGCTGTTCCGTGTCGGACCACCTAAGCGCGGCCATCTTTTGCGAAATTGCCCTAGCATGTGCGAACGGCTGGCAAAATTCAGGGTAATCAGCAAGAAGCGTCTCGTTGAACGCCAGCGCGTTTTTCCAGAACTGGAAACCGCGCTTCATAACCGGAGCCGACCATGGAAGATAGACCGGAAAATGTCTGCGTCCGCTTAACGCCAAAAGCAGAACGATTCCATAAAAGACAGAACTCTTGCCGATACCGCGCTCACCGGCAACAAGGAATCGCCCGCCGGTTTCGTGAGCCTTCATCGCCCCGTCTATGATTTCCAAGTGCGGCTTATCGAACGGCCTCAAAAACGTTTGCGGAAGGTAGAAGCGCAACCACTTGGCGGGATCTTTCTCCAGCCGTTCGCGCCGTTTCATGTCGTCGCAATGTAACCTTTCGATCAAAGAATGGCGAGCGTGAAAAGCGTGCTGCTTTTCCGCGTTTGTCATGGGTCTTTTCACGTCGCCCGTCATTTAACCGTTTCTTCCAATCATTTGTTGGACTCGCGATGCGCGTCGATGTCCACGATTTCCCATTTCCAGTCAGCGGGAAGTCTCTTCCTTACTGCCTCGCACGGTCCCCACCACGACTCGCACCCCCAGACCGTCTTTCCGCTGTCGAGGTCAATGCGGGGGTTCTTCTGTCCTAAGTTACAACCTACTGCTTGTGGTGGAAGGTCGAAGTCACCCGCATATACACCGTCACCGAACGACCGCACAACGCCGTCCTTTGCTTCCAGAATCGCCGTTACCCTTGAACCTACAGCTGTCATGTTTCCTCTTTTCTGGCCCATCACCGGCCAACCAATCATCCAGGCCACGGTATCCTGTTGGCTGGCCTCACGTGTTACAACAGTTTGATTATACGCCACTTGCTCGTTTTTGGTTAGTCAGTTTTTTGCAGAGACTTCGCCCATTGGGGATGGCTTAGAAAAGCCACGGAAGGACCCACCTCATGGTTTTGCGGTCGGGCATTTTTTCACCTCATGCTTTTGCCCTATTTCGAAAACAGTGTGTAAGGCGCACCATACCGCGCTCAGCGCCACGTGTACCGCGCTCGTAGCGTTCCAAAGTAGCCTAACTTTCAAAAAACTTGACATGTTTCCGATCATCGTCTAATCTCCGTCGCGTGCGCGTGATTAAATGCCCAACGTGTTTTCATTCGCGAACCTCGTTTCTAGCTCTGAGATTGTCTTCCCTGCCTTAAACTCTCTACCGTCATCCATGCTTAACAGTTCCGCCCAAAGCTTCTGCCTGTGCTTCCTCAAAGTGCGCAACCCGTCAACCTTCTGCATTGGACAGCACCAGCATGAAGGTCGCGGCCACAGATCATACAGCCCGCCCCATGTGTAACCGAGTGCGCGGCACATTCCTATTGCCACGGATGCGGTTATGCCGAAGTCAACAAGTGGCCATCTTGCCCACTTATTTTGTCCTTTCGATTGCGAATACTTTGCCGTCCTGTACGATTCATCCGCGTTAAGTCCGATGTATTTTCCGCATCCACGCGTTTCCTTGTCGATAACAGAACCCTTCTCTCCTGTACACCAACGGCATTGCGCTTTCGGCCAACCCCAACGCTTTCGCAGTTCCCACCATGAAGTCCGCTGGTAAACGCGCCTGATTGATACGCCTGTGTTTGACTCGACAAGACGGAAGTGGTCTTCCATCTCGGGAAACTCCCAATCGCTCTGAAATGCTATAACCTCATCAAGCGGTAACCTCTCTCGCAAAATTACGTGTAGAAGCGCAGTACTGTCCTTGCCGCCAGAGAACGACAATACCCAGCGAGTAGGCTCGACGCTCCAGCGAAGCGAAAGAATCTTGCGCATGGCCTCGCGCTTCCGCTCGCGCTGATACGCAGTGAGCGTCTTTGCCTTGCCTTTTGCCAGTTTTCCTGCTTCTGAGTGTGTCATGTTCTAGCCTTATCGCGTCTAGCACGTCTACGTTGCGCCGTGTTCGCGTTCATCACTGCTTAACGTATCATCTAGCGTTGCGAGTGTTGCCTTGCGTTGTAGCGCATCCTAGAGCGTTTGGCGCTTGTTCATCGTGGAATATCCTCATTTCAATAGTGATGATGCCGCTCTCAAGCTCAGCCGACCTGAACCAAACACCTTCAGGCGTCTGCCTTGTCAGCATGACGAGGAACCGCCTGCTGACCTTCCCTCCGCTGAACGTGTAAACGTCAGTCACTGGGTTGTAGCCTCGTTGTTCCCACGCCCATTTCAGTCTTTCCGGCATGATGATGTAGGCGACAACGCGAAGCCATGTTGGCATCACCTCGTATTCTCCGACTCCCGCCTTGCGTCCGATCCATAGCAAGAACGATTCTCTGATTGACCGCTTCATGGCTCCACTCCTTTCGCGTTATACGCTCGAATCACTGCGGCGCAACCGTTTAGCGTAGTTGCTGTCACTTCTCGCCCCCTTCTGAATGACCGTTTACCATCTCAGCAAACGCACCGTTGATCTGGTCGAACAGCGCCTTTCCTGCGTTGATCTCGGCCACCTTGTCGGTTGACGACTGGTCCATCCGCGTGTCAAGCATGACGCGGCCCTTGCGGTACTTAAGCCCTATGATAATCCTCACGGCATGACCTCCACCTTCATTCCGAGCGACACCGCCAGCGCCTTCTCGGCCATCGCACCTTTGCTGTGCCACCATCCCG